GAGGTAGTCGAGCGACACGGCTTCGAGGTGGTCGCCCATCGCTCCCCACGGCTGGAGGTCGCAGGGCGCGGTGCCGGGGCCGAGCGGCATTTGGCGGAAGGCGTCGGGGTTCGCGCCGAGCTGGTGGAGCGGCAGGCCGCACCAGTGCGCGCCCGTCTCGAGCAGCACGTGCGCCATGACGATCTGCCCCGGCCGGCCGTAGACAGCGTGCCAGATCGCCTTGGTCGTGCCGGCTGGCATGGTCGGCCCGAGCGCGGCGTTGTTGACGTGGACGTAGAGGTGGTGCGGGAGGTTGGCGTGTCTCGGCATCGTCCGCGTATACTACGGGTGCGGAGATGCGGGGCCGAGGGGTCGGAGCCGATTTCCTGCATGGGGCGGGCCTGAAGGCCGCGAGGTACGCCGCCCGCCGGCGCAGCCATTGGGGTAAAGAGCAACCCACCGCCAGGGGCAGGCACGACGAAGATCGTGCGCTGTCCCACGTGACGAGTTCGCTGGTCATGGAGCCAAGTGACTACAGAACTGCACAAGTGTGGCAAATTCGCTCATATACGAACGAAAACGCCCGCCTGCACAAGCAGGACGGGCGCGTTCCGGGGGCGGGGTTGAAAGCAGGCGGGGCCGTCCGTGGCCTCCGCCGTCACGCCTACGGCGTCAGATCCGCGTGCGTGGCGTGGGGACTATACCGGGAAACGAAACGGGCGCAAGCGTATGCCTGCGCCCATCTCGCATTTTGCTTGCATCGCACGGTTGACCCGTTATGATGCCCGCCGCTAATCGAAGCCGCTTGCATTCTAGCGAAGATGACCTGCGGGTCAAGAATGCCGCACGACGCTCCCGGCGCGGTAGGGGGGCATGGATGTAGACGCAGGGACGCGACCCTACCCTGCGCCACCGAAAGGTGCGCTCACCCACGATTGAAGCGGCTGGCAGTCCTCCAGCGAAATGGTGAAATTCGTGGCATCGACCGACAGCGCAGGCTCCGTGCGGGCTGGTCGATTGTGGCCCCATAGCGGGGTCACACTCCCTCCGCGCTCACCATGCGAACTGAAAGCCCTGCCGGCGCACGCAACCCCCGGCGTGAACGAGCTGCCGACTCCGCCCATATGGCTGGACGGCGTGGATCGAACTTCCCTTTGCCGTCGCAGGCCGCCGCGAGCGCGCCGTGAGGCGCAGCGCAGCGAAGCGGCGGCGTCGAAAGGCCCGCTTGACGGCCATCCATGAACCCGTATACTCCCCCGTACACCCAACGAAAGGAACCGCATGAGCTGGTACGTGATCGCATGGCGCCATGAAACCGACAACGCGATAACGGTTGACGTCCCTGGATTCGAGAAGTGGTGCGAGGACAACGCCGCCGTCCTGTCGGCGCGCATCGACTTCGGGCTGCATCACGGACGCAGGATTACGCCGGGACTGCTGATCGACCAATGGAACTGCGGATGGCCCCACAACGCGCCATTCCGCTGGAACTCGAACATGGGCGGAATCGAGTGCGACACGCTCGATTTCAGCGTTCGCGTCGAGGTGCTTCCCGAGCACATGGCTCCGCACCTCGAGCTGATGGACCCCGAGGAGGATGAATGGTGGTGGTGGCACGGCGTTGACAAGAACGGCGCGCCGCAGTTCAGGATCGTCCTCGCCGTCCAGCAGCACGAACACGTCGGCGAGGCACGGCAGGCAGCCGAACAGCTCATGGAGGAGATGGACGACAAGGTCGAGGATTACGATTCCCAGGAGTGGGTGAGCGAGCACAAGAGCCTGCGCCGGCACTACGACGAGTTCAGGAACTGGGTGATCTCGAAGACCCAGCACAACCCGCCAGACCCAGAACGCGAGCCCGATTGACAGCCACGCCAACCTCGCGAAACGCCGCAGGCAACATCGGCCGGCGGCGTTGTCGCATGTAAACTGCGCCGCATGGCGAGGCGAAAGAAGACGCTGCCCGTGATCCTGGGACAGTTCCCGGATTGCCTCCTCGGGGTGATGTACCCGCTCCCCGACCAGGACGGGATACCCGTCGCCGTATACAGCGCCGACATGATCGCCGCACGGCTGCGCGACTGCGAGAAGATGACCCTCCCCGAGGCGCGCACGTTCGTCACCGACCACATCGAGCAGAACTACCTCGGCCCCGGAACCCCGCGACTCATCTGGGCAGCCACCGAGGAGGATTTCGGGAAGCCCGTCGCCACGCGCTGATACAATGCGTTGACATGCGTATAAACTCGTACGACTCGTTCAAGAACGCCGTGAACCGCTCACTCGCCGACCAGGGCATGACGCGCTCCGCCCTCGCCAAGGAACTCGAGAACGCCGGGTTCCTGCGCGCACACACCGTCCGGTGCCTGCTGTCCTGCGCCCCCGTCATCGGGAGGCGCACCCCCACCTTCAGCTCCGCGATCATCCTGGCGAACGCCGCCGGCTACGACCTCGCACTCATCCCCAAGGAAACCACCGATGCCCAGTAAGTCACCCGCCCAGCGCCGGCTCATGGCCGCCGCCGCCCATTCCCGCGCCTTCGCCAAGAAGGTCGGCGTGCCCATGAAGGTCGCCAAGAAGTTCAACCGCGCAGACGTCCGCAAGGCCCGCAAGAAGTGAGCAGGCTCGTACCCGTCAACGAGGACGGGCGCCGCATCGGAGAGGGACACCCAAATGCCACGATCCCAGAGGAAACAGTCTCCCTCATCCGCGAGCTCCACGAAGAGGCCGGCTGGGGATACCGCCGCATCGCCAAGCACCTCGGCCTCGCCTGGTTCACCGTCTGCAAGATCGCGAAGTACCAGCGACGTGCCTCCACCCCCAAGCACTGGAAGCGCGTCGAAGCGCCCGATGGGCAGGCCACGGCTGACGAAGGCACCGGAACCCTTTGCAAGCGAGGTACTTGCGTGGCTCGCGCAGGGACGAACCCTCCTCGCGTACTGCGACCAAGAGGGGAAGCCGACCAGGCGCACCGTGATCGACTGGGTGGATGCCGACCCGGAGTTTAGTTCCCACTACAAGGCAGCCCGTGAGAAGGGCCAGGAGGCCGCGCTCGAGCGTTGCGAGGAGATCGCCGACATCGAGCCGGAAACGCCCGTGCAGGCCACGTGGCGCAAGTACCAGATCGACACCAAGCTCAAGATCCTCCGCATGACGAACCCCGCCAGGTACGCCGAGAAGGTGTCCGTGGACCACGGCGGCGGCGTCATCCTGAACGTCATCACCGGCGTGCCGGATGCCGACGAAGCCTGAAACCGTCACGCTCGGCTACATGCCGCGCACGTGGCAGCGCAAGTGCCACAAGGAACGCAGGCGCTTCACCGTCCTCGCCCTGCACCGACGCGCCGGCAAGACCGAGCTCGCCATCATGCAGCTCCTGAACGCCGCCCTGAAGTTCCAGGGCGACCTCGGGTTCTTCGTCTACACCGCGCCCTACCTCAAGCAGGCCAAGGCCATCGCCTGGGCGCGCCTGAAGCAGAAGCTCGACGCCTTCCTCCGCACCGGGGCCGTTGACATCAACGAGGCCGACCTCGCCGTCACGTTCAAGCACAACAAGGCGACCATCCGCCTGTTCGGAGGCGACAACCCCGACGCCCTGCGCGGCGTGCGCCTTGACGGCTGCGTCATCGACGAGGTCGCGCAGATCAAGCCCGAGGTCTGGAACGACATCATCCAGCCGGCCCTGTCCGACCGCAAGGGCTGGGCCATGTTCATCGGCACCCCCGCCGGCATCAACCTGTTCAGCGAGCTGTTCTACAAGGCATCGAGCCTGCCGGACTGGTACGCCGCCAGGTACACCGTCAACGACACCGACGCGCTCGACGCCGACGAGGTCGCACGCCTCAAGCGCGACATGCCCGAGCAGGCGTTCGCACGCGAGTACCTGTGCGACTTCAGCGCCGCCGGCGATGACCAGCTCATCAGCCTGTCCGACGCCGACACGGCCGCCGCCCGCGAGTACCAGGACGGCGACGTCGTTGACGCCCCGCTCGTCATCGGCGTGGACCCGGCCCGGTTCGGGGATGACCGCAGCGTCATCGTCCTGCGGCAGGGGCTCCGCATGGAGCCGCCCATGATCTTCCACGGCATTGACAACATGTCGCTGGCGTCGGCCGTCGCCAACGTCATCGAGGACCGCGACCCCGACGCCGTGTTCATCGACGCCGGGGCCGGATCGGGCGTCATCGACCGCCTGCGCCAGCTCGGCTACGAGGTCACCGAGGTGCCGTTCGGCGGCAAGGCCACGTACCCGAACCTGTTCGTCAACAAGCGCACCGAGATGTGGTGGGCCGTCAAGGAGTGGATCGACCAGGGCGGCGCGATCCCCGACCGCACCGACCTGAAGCAGGAACTGTCCACGCCGATGTACTGGTATGACACGGTCGGCCGGCGCGTGCTCGAGTCCAAGGACGAGATCAAGAAGCGGCTCCAGGGCGGCGGCAGCCCGGACATCGCCGACGCGCTGTGCCTGACGTTCGCCTACCCGGTCGCCAAGTCGCTGCCACGCGAGGTGCGCGAGAAGCTGTCGCGCCGCCCGCAGGACCACGACCCGTACTCCGACGTCTAGTACCCGTGAGCGGAAACGCGGGGGCTACCTTCCGCCCGTGACCCGGTATGCGCTGATGCAGAACCCTGCGGAGGTGATGCCGGGGATCGCGGCGCTCTTGCGCGAGAACTGGAGCGAGACGGGCTTCGGTTTCGAGTTCGCGCCAGACGCCGGGACGTACCAGCGCGCCGTCGATCTCGGCGTCATGTTCATCATCGCGGCGTATGACGATCCACACCTCATCGGCTACTGCACCATGACCGTCACGCCGCACCTTCACAACCCCGCGATCAAGGTGGCCGTGAACGACGCGCTGTTCGTCCGGCCCGACCGCAGGGGATACGCGGCCGGCAGGCTCATGCTCGAGGCCGAGCGCGAGGCCGTGCGCCGCGGGGCCACCCAGGTCGTTTGGCGCACGCGGATCGGGACGGACCTGCCCGCGGCCCTCGCCAAGCGCGGATACGTGCCAGTTGACATCGGAATGCTCAAGGAGCTGAATCATGGGACTTGACCCTATCTCGCAGATCGCGTTGATCGCAATGGCCGCTGCGTCAACCGCCGGCACGGGCTACAGCATCGCGGCCGGCGAGGCCGGCAAGAAGGCCCAGCGCCGCGCCATGCAGCAGCAGGAGCAGGCGCAGGCGCGACAGACCGCCATCGCACGCCGCGAGCAGCGGTCCTCCGAGATGCGGATGCGCGAGGCCAACCGCCAGCAGCCCGACATCTCCTCCATCATGGCCGCGGCGCAGGAGGCCGGCGGGCCGTCAGGCACCATGCTGACCGGGCCGCAGGGAATCAACCCGCAGGATCTCAACCTCGGGCGCTCGTCGCTCCTGGGCGGCTGACGTGAGCCAATACACCGGCGACAACCGCTCGTACCCCGACGCCCCCACGCGGGACAGGCTGTTCACCAGGTGGGGACAACTCAAGAGCGAGCGCGCATCCTGGTACGCGCACTGGCAGGAGCTCACGAACTACATCCTGCCGCGCAACGGCCGCTACTTCACGCAGGACCGAAACCGCGGCTACCGCCGGCACAACAACATCTACGACAACACCGGGACGCGGGCGCTCCAGACGCTCGGCGCCGGCCTGATGTCGGGCGCCACGAGCCCCGCACGGCAGTGGTTCCGGCTCGCCACCCCCGACCCGGAGCTGAACTCCTACGCCCCCGTCAAGCTGTGGCTCGATGACGTCACCAAGCGCATGCAGCGCGTGTTCCAGAAGTCGAACACCTACCGTTCCCTGCACCTGATGTACGAGGAGCTTGGCGCGTTCGGCACCGCCGCGAGCATCGTGCTGCCCGACTACGAGCAGGCGATCCACCACTACCCGCTGACCTGCGGCGAGTACGCGATCTCAACCGACGCCAAGGGCCGCGTCTGCACGCTGTACCGCGAGTTCGACATGACGGTCAGCCAGATCGTCAAGGAGTTCGGCCTCGAGAACTGCTCCACCTCCGTCCGCAACATGTACGAGACGGGCACGCTCGACCAGTGGGTGACGGTGATCCACGCCATCGAGCCGCGCCAGGACCGCGACATGTCCAAGCGTGACGCGAAGAACATGCCCTACGGGTCGTGGTACTTCGAGGTCGGCGGCGAGCAGGACAAGTTCCTGCGCGAGGGCGGGTTCATGCAGTTCCCGGCGCTCTGCCCGCGCTGGTCGGTGGTCGGCGGCGACATCTACGGCAACAGCCCCGGCATGGCCGCCCTCGGCGACGTCAAGCAGCTCCAGCACGAACAGCTCCGCAAGGCGCAGGCCATCGACTACCAGACCAAGCCGCCGCTGCAGGTGCCGGCGTCCATGAAGAACCGCGACGTGGAGACGCTCCCGGGCGGCGTGTCGTACTACGACGGCGCCAGCCAGGGCATCAAGACCGCGTTCGAGGTGAACCTCAACTTGAGCTACCTGCTCGCCGACATCCAGGACTGCCGCGAGCGCGTGCGCGGCGCGTTCTACGCCGACCTGTTCCTGATGCTCGCCTCGCAGGCAAACACCCGCATGACCGCCACAGAGGTCGCCGAGCGGCATGAGGAGAAGCTCCTGATGCTCGGCCCGGTCCTCGAGCGGCTGCACAACGAGCTGCTCGACCCGCTCATTGACATCACATTCACCCGCATGGTGCAGGCGGGGATGCTGCCGCCTGCCCCGGAGGAGCTGCAGGGCATGGACCTGAACGTCGAGTTCGTGTCAATGCTGGCGCAGGCGCAGCGCGCCATCGGCACGAACGCCGTTGACAGGTTCGTCGGGAACCTCGGCGCCATCGCGAGGATGAAGCCGGACATCCTGGACAAGTTCGACCAGGACCAATGGGCTGACGTGTACGCCGACATGCTCGGCGTGGACCCGTCCCTGATCATCGCCGACAAGGACGTCGCGATGCTGCGGCAGGCGCGCAACCAGGCGATGGCCGCGAAGGAGCAGGCGGCAGCGATGCAGCAGACGTCGGCGACCGTCAAGAACATGGCGCAGGCTCCCACGGGCGGCAGCCAGAACGCCTTGACGGACGTCATCAACATGTTCAGCGGGTACGGCTCGCCGTCCGGCGTGGAGCTGTGACGCAGTACCCGTAAGCATTGGACGCATGCATACAGTCCGCCCGTGAGCAACTACGACCCCCTCGACCTACGCGGTCAGGAGCGCATGAAGGCAGACAAGGATCTGCGCGAGCGCATCACCCGCGAGAACGAGGAATCGGACGTGAAGTGGCTCATGTCAAGCAAGAGGGGACGCCGCGTCGTGTGGCGCCTCCTCGACCAGGCAGGCGTGTTCCGCACCACCTTCAACACCAACGCCATGTCGATGGCGTTCGCGGAAGGGAACAGGAACCAGGGATTGCGGCTCATCGCCATGATCCACGTGCTCTGCCCGGAGCAGTACCCGGCAATGATGAAGGAGCAAGCGAACAATGACGGAACCAACGATGATGGAAGCCGCAACGACCACTGAAGGCTCACCAGCATCTTCGGCGCCGGAAGGCGTGTCGGCGACGGCCGACAAGCTGTACGGCAAGACGCAGGAGGCGACCGCGACCCAGGACCGGCAAGCCGCTGATGCGGCCGCTGCCGGAAAGGCCGAGTCCACCGAGGCGACCCCGAAGGCAGAGGCCGAGACGCCGAAGCCGGAGGGTGCGCCGGAGAAGTACGAGTTCAAGGCTCCCGAAGGCCAGTCCTTCGACGGGGATGTCCTTGCGGCGTACTCCGAGGTGGCGAAGAAGCTGAACCTGTCGCAGGAAGCCGCGCAGAGCGTCCTTGACGCGATGGCCCCCAAGATGGCCGAGCGTCAGATGGCGCAGATCGAGGCGGTTCGCAACGGATGGGCCGAGTCATCGAAGGGTGACAAGGAGTTCGGCGGCGAGAAGCTGCCGCAGAACCTGTCCGTGGCGAAGAAGGCGCTCGACCAGTTCGGCACCGCCGAGCTGCGCTCCCTGCTCAACGAATCGGGCCTCGGGAACCATCCCGAGGTGATCCGGTTCATGTACCGCGCCGGCAAGGCGATCAGCGAGGACACCGTTGTCACGGGCGCAGCCGCGCAGGCCCGCACCGGGCCGAAGTCGTTCGCCGACCTCGCCGACGCTCTCTACTCCACCTAATCACAAGGAACCACCACAATGGCAACTCTCCCGACGTCAAATCTGACGCTCGCCGACTGGGCGAAGCGCACCGACCCCGAGGGCCGCGTCCCGGTCATCGCGGAACTCCTCTCGCAGACCAACGAGATTCTCACCGACTGCGTGTTCAAGGAAGGCAACCTGCCGACCGGCGACCGCGTCGTGATCCGCACTGGCCTCCCGTCCGTGTACTGGCGCGCCCTCAACCAGGGCATCCCGAACAGCAGGTCCACGACCGCGCAGGTCGATGAGGCGTGCGGCATCCTCGAGGCCCGCAGCGAGATCGACAAGGATCTCGCCATGCTGAACGGCAACACCGCGCAGTTCCGCCTGTCCGAGGACGTCGCGTTCCTCGAGGCCATGAACCAGACGCAGGCCACGACCCTGTTCTACGGCAACCCCGCCACCGACCCGAAGCAGTTCCTCGGCCTTGCGCCGCGGTACTCCAGCAGCACCGCCGGCAACGGCCAGAACGTGCTGAAGGCTGGCGGCGCGTCTAGCGACAACACCTCGATCTTCCTCGTGGTGTGGGGCGACAACACGGTGTACTGCCCCTTCCCCAAGGGTTCGCAGGCTGGCCTGATGCATGAGGATCTGGGCGAGCAGACCGTGTACACGGATTCTGGCGCCAACCGCATGCAGGCGTACGCCACGCGTTACCAGTGGAAGAACGGCCTGGTCGTGAAGGACTGGCGCTACGTGGTCCGCATCTGCAACATCGACGTCAGCGACCTGATGACGCAGAGCGGCACCCAGGAAGTCGGTGACTCCACGGCGATCATCAAGCTGATGAGCCGCGCCCTGTACCGCATCCCCAACATGGCGATGGGCCGTGCCGCGTTCTACATGAACCGCACCGTCCACAGCGGCCTTGCCATCCAGGCGATGGATCGCAGCCAGTACGTCCTGAAGGTGAACGAGGCCGTGTCGCAGTTCGGCACGCCGCAGTCGTGGCTGTCGTTCCAGGGCGTCCCGCTGCGTTGCTGCGATGCCATCATCAACACCGAATCTCTCGTGTCCTGATAGGACACAGAAGGAAACCACTCAAATGATCACCGACAAGAATCTCGTTGTTTCTGGTACGAACAACGGCCTTCCCAGCGCAATCACTGGTCAGGCCATCACGGCAACCGCCGTGTCCACTGACGTCATTGACTTGAGCGTTGCCCGCGAAATCGGCGAAGGCCGTGACCTGTTCATGGTCTTCACCGTCGTGGCCGGGTTCGGCGGCACCGGCACCATCACCATGCAGGTCGTGACCGATGACAATGCGTCCCTCTCCAGCCCGACCGTGATTGCAGCGACTGGGGCGATTACTGCTACTGCCCTGACCGCCGGCACGCAGTACATCGTTCCCATCCCGCCGCAGGTGGCCTCGCTCGGCGAGCGTTACCTCGGAGCGCAGTACACCTGCTCTGCCTCGCCGACCGGCGGCAGCTTCCTCACGCAGGTCGTGACGGACATCCAGGACGGCAAGAAGTACTACGCTTCTGGGTTTGCCGTCAGCAACGTGATCTGATAGGAGCATTTCATGGCGCGAGTCAAGGCGAAGGTCGTGGTGTTCATCGACAATCACCTCCGGAAGGAGGGCGAGATGTTCAACTACGACGGTCCGTTCAACCACCACCTCGAGTATCTCGACGGTGGCACGCAGGCGGCGCGGCCCTCCCACGAGGAGGCACCCGCTCCCAAGCTGCGGCCCGGACGGAAGCCCAAGGCCGAGGCCATCGCCACGGAGTGATCCGATGTTGAGTCTGTGAACAAGGAGGGGAGTCGGCGGGAAACCACGGCTCCCCTCCTCTCACAAGGAGGACGGCATGGCGTCCGAAGTCGAAATCTGCAACCTCGCGCTGGCGCACCTCGGAGACGATGCCACGGTCGCCAGCATCAACCCGCCCGAGGGGTCGCCGCAGGCCGAGCACTGCCAGCGGTTCTACCCCGTCGCGAGGGACATGCTCCTGCAGTCGGCGCAGTGGTCGTTCGCCTCGCGGCGCATCAGCCTCGCGCAGGTGACCATGCCGTACACCATGTGGAAGTACGCCTACGCCGCGCCGGCCGACATGATGGTCGCGGTCAGCGTCCTGCCGCCGCAGGCCGAGAACGACTACGCGGTGCGCGCCTACCCGGCCGACAGGTACGGGTTCGGCTGGACGAACTCGCAGATCGTCGCCTCCGGCGTGTACGTCCCGCAGGAGTACCAGGTCGAGACGGACGCGAGCGGAAACAAGGTGATCTACACGAACCAGGAGAGCGCGCTGCTGCGCTACCAGGCATACGTGACGGACACCACCAAGTTCGACCCGATGTTCACCATCGCGCTGTCGTGGCAGCTCGCCTCGCTCCTCGCCGGCCCGGTGATCAAGGGCGCGGAAGGGGCCGCCGAGGCGAAGCGGTGCCTGCAGATGGCGGCGGTGTACGTCGCGCAGGCGCGTGCCTCCGACGCGATGCAGCGCGACGTCAAGCCCGAGCACGTCACCTCCTGGATCTCCGGCCGCTGACATGGCGCAGACACGCACCTACTACCGCTCGTTCGCGGGGGGAGAGGTCAGCCCGGAGATGTTCGGGCGGATCGATGACGTGAAGTTCCAGACGGGCGCGGCGAAGATGCTGAACTTCATCGCGCTGCCGCAGGGGCCGGCCGAGAACAGGCCGGGGACGAAGTTCGTGCTCGAGGTGAAGGACAGCACGAAGCGGACGCGGCTGATCCCGTTCACGTTCAGCACGACGCAGACGGTGGTGATCGAGCTCGGTGCCGGGTACTTCCGGTTCCACACGCAGGGCGCGACGATCCTGTCCGGCGGCGTGCCATACGAGGTCGCGAACCCGTATGCGGAGGCCGACCTGTTCGACATCCACTACGTGCAGTCGGCCGACGTGCTGACGCTCGTCCACCCAAACTACGCGCCACGCGAACTGCGCCGCGTTTCGGTGACGAGCTGGACGCTCACGACGATCACGTTCGGCGCGAGCATTTCCACGCCGGCAGCCCCGACCGTCACGGCGACGGCCGGACAGGGAATCAACATCACCAACATCACGCAGGCAAATCCCGGACACATCACCGTCGCCAACGATGCCAAGGACAAGACGCTCTCGGAAGGCGACTCGATCTACGTCAGCGGCGTCGGAGGCATGACGCAGATCAACAACCAGTTCTACGTCATCGACACGTTCCACGCGGCCGACAAGTTCTCGGTGACGAACTACCAGACCGGCGTCAAGCTGAACACGACGGCGTTCTCCGCATATACGAGCGGCGGAATCGTCCAGGCGATGGAGCAGACGCAGAGCGTCTCGAACTCCTACGTCATCACGGCCGTCGCGTCCAACGGCATTGACGAGACGCCGGCATCGTCGCCGACGAGCGCGACCAACAACCTGAACGTGGTCGGTTCGTACAACACGGTCAGCTGGGTGGCGATCACCGGCGCGGCGCGGTACAACGTCTACAAGCTCCAGAGCGGCCTGTACGGGTACATCGGGCAGTCGGAAACGACGTCGTTCGTGGACAACAACATCGCGCCGGACATGGGCATCACGCCGCCCATCCCCGAGACGGTGTTCGCCTCCACGAACAACTACCCCGCGGCGGTCAGCTACTTCGAGCAGCGGCGCGTGTTCGCCGGCACCAACAACGCCCCGCAGACGCTGTGGATGACGCGCACGTCCACCGAGAGCGACATGTCCTACCACATCCCGCTGCAGGACACCGACCGGATCAACTTCCGGGTCGCCGCACGGGAGGCCAACACCATCCGGCACCTGGT